ACGTCTCCATAAGGATTTTTTCTTTTTACAAAGTCACCTGACATTGACTCCTGCGGGTTAATAGGAGCACTAATTGGTCTGAAAGAATTAGCATTTTCAGGATTATTAGGCACTCCTCCTTTGCTGCCAGAGAAAAATTTATCTGTCTCTGAATGCACCTTTTGATTTAAATACCATTCGTTAGGTCTGAAAGATCTTTTAGGACCTTCCTTATAACGCATGGATTTTGATGAATCTTTTTTAGAATTATTCATTACGCATTCCTCATTGCCATATCCATGTTATATCTTTTAGAAAGACCCATGAACTTATCTTTAATCTGAGTCCTATCCTGCTGTGCTTGCACATCTTGGTCAGTTACTAAGTTAGATGGTTGCACGTTTAAAGCTGCTTCTACACCAGTAGAGCCAGGACTAATCCCTGTGTTTAATTCTGTTGTGTTACTTCCGCCTGTATTAAAAGCTTGAGCAAAATTAGGTTGAGCACCTTGCTTAGCTAATTCTTGTCTGTTGTGTTCTGCAGGTAAATTGCCTCCTGCAAATTCCAAATCATTTCCAGCTACAGGAGTAGGTGGAGGAGCAATGCCAGCTCCTGAGATATCCCCTCTCTCTTCTTGTGTTTCTGTAGCTAAATTCTCTGTGTAAGGAGAATCTCCCACAGAAATACCTGCATTTTGCAACATCTGATTAAGCCGTTCTTTTTCGGCTCTCTCTTGATTAGATGTTTGCGTTACTTGTCCAAAACCTGGTGCTGGATACATCATTACCTCCAATTCATTGAGCCAACAGCTTGAGATACTCTCGTACCAACAGCAGTATCTGCTGGTCCCTTAATAGACATAATAAACTCTCCGCCAGAACGAGCGAAGGCATATCTGCGAACTTCGTCTCTACGATAGTTTGCAACGTATAGAGTTTCAGCTAGACGGTCTACTTCTCTTAAGTATATTTCCCTGTAATCTTTGTCTGCCTTTATAGGGTCTGACTGGAATATTGCCCTATCAGTATCTCCAGTAATCCTTTCAATACGACTTGGTTGTGGCTGAGTTTCAACTCTGAAAACTTGAGACAGCTTGTAAGCTTTATCACATCGATTGATATGTTCTATCACTCGTGTATAAAAATAGCTATCAGGAATTCGAGCCATTGCTTCTTCTAGTCGAGCAATGTCACCTGCAGGGAGGTTAGCCCCTGTGTTGTAGCCGAGGTGAAATCGACATCGGCTTTTGTCGTAATCGTTTAATTCCAATAGCTATGTAGCTCACCTATTTCTTATTGTAGGTAAATCAAATCGTTCTTAAAAACTTCATCCCAATCAACACGAGTGATCTTACGTAATTGCTCTAAATTTTTAAATTTTTCGCCAGGTAAAGACAAACGTAGCTCTACTATTTTTTTAGCAGTGGCATAACCAACTCCTTTAACAGTCTTGGCAATACCTTCAGCAGTAGCCAAATTTAAGTTTAATCTGTTGTCGACAGGGATGACCGCCTCAGGCATGACGTCTTCTTCATCCTTCAATATTTCTGGTGTTTCTATCTTCTGACCTGTCTTACCTTTTCCTGGCTCGTAAGCTTCTAAATCAGCAAGAGCAACATACTGAACTACTCCTGCAGCATTTTTGACCATGGCCCAATCTTTGTCGTGATGTCCAATGAAGTCCACGATCTGACCATTCTTTAGATTTTGATATAACGCCATAACAATAAAAAAGAGGCACCTTATACAAGATGCCTCCACTATAGGGACAAACAGAAGTTTTAGCTTCTATTTATGTCTCAGTGATATAAGGAACGAAAGTTGAATCAACATCAGGCACGTCATCTTCGACGAAGTAAGCAACTTCAACGATGATTGGTGTACCACCAGCAGCAGTAGAAGATAGATTGCTACCTGTACCGTTACCAGCAGCGTTACGTACATAGACCTTAAGAGTCTCTGCACCAGCTAATGTCTTAGCTTCTACTTCTCCTTTCTTTGCAGAAGTAGGAGCAATAGTTGTAAGAGCAACTGCGATTGTTGGAGTAGAAACTACTGTAGTGCTGATTGTATTAGCGGCAGAAGCTGCTGCATCCTTGACTGCAATAGTGTCTGTGTTAGTACCGACTAGACCAGAGGTAGCGGTTCCAGCATCCTTGTTCTTTCTTGTGTCAGGCACACGAATACCAACGTGGTAGACGTTTGCACCTGCAGGGATGGTTAGTCCAGTAATATCCGCACGAACTTTGTCGTCAGCACGCATATCAGGACTTGGGATTGTTACAGCAAACTCGGTTCCACCTGTGGAGTCAACGAGAGCATAACCAATCTTTTGGTAGTACTGTCTACCAGGAACAGCCACAACTGGCTGACCTTGATAACTACTGAGTGTTGTAACCCAGTTTCCAGGGAAAATCTTTTTAGCCATGATTGTTAGTTACCTCCTCAATATACGAATGAGTAAGCAACGGTAATGAAGTCCTTATTAAGGATTTCAAAACCAGCAAACAAGGACCAAATCATAATAATAAAGCGCGAAAAATCGTCGTTATTATTAAGTAAAATTTGAGCGTTGTTGCCACCAATACCAACACCTACAGCTTGAGGTCCGAAGAATAACATTGGAGCAATGTTGTAATCTGCAGCACCAGCGGCAGCTACAGGAACAGTTGCGTTAATAGTTTTCTCAGGTAAGTTGGTTGATTCGAACCATCTTACGCCCTCAAACAAAAATCCGGTAGGCATCACCGGCTGACCGGCTACGAAACCAGCTTGTCCGTAAGCTGGACCCATACCTTGGAAGAAGTTAGCGTTAGGAGCCTGCTCTGGATTCATGGGGTTAACCATGCCGTTGCCTGCATACCGAGCTATCTCACGGAATGAGTCGTTCTGGCGCAAATGCATCATTGCCGTAGGATCGGCGATACATCTGTAGTAACCGTCGCTAAAAGTTGGTACGTTGCGCTTACGCATGTCTTTTACAACTTGCAGTAAGTCAGTCTTTACGTCGAACTTAGCTGAGATACCTGCACCATATGTGAAGAATGGAGCTGCTGCTGCTTTAGCTGAACCACCAGGGAAGAAGTATCCACCTTGGCTGTCAGATGCGTTTCCGTTGGCTTCTGCTTTAAATAGCTCATCCGCGAAAACCCTGTCACGCCAACGTCTGTAGTCGTCTAAAAGAGTTAAACTACCTATACTCTGATGAAAAACGTTGAGGTTGCCGGTATCAAGTAGCAATCTCTGTGCTGTTAGCAATGTCTCACGAGCAACCTTAAAGGTTGAAGGAGAAGTTGCATCGGTAGGATCTGCAGGACCTGTATACTCTTTCAAGTTAACAAGTACTTTATCCTTAACGATATTTCTGCTAGACGCTGTGCCGAGTGTCTGATCTGCTGTACGCTCTCTGGAATCTTTATTTCCAGGGTTGCCCCAAAATCTATAACGATCGAGTTGGACCGTTTGACCTGGTTGTTTAGCAAAGTCATGTACGACTACAGGCTCTACAGCCATCTCGATGATATAACCGGGATGGGGCCTATAAAGCTCTGCGCCAAGCAGTTTTGGGAAATCATTGTCAATCCACATCTGGGATCTCTAACTCCTAAAACTTATTGAACAAAAACACGACATATGACGTGTTATTAACTACTATAGATGTAACTCATAGGGAGAAACTTGTGGAAGCGGCAGACGTTCGCGGATTGCTTGGACTTTTAATTTCAGATGGCAGTTTAGTTCCTTATCGCACTCCGGGCGGGGGTTACATACAATTAACTCTTACGGCGGGTGCATCTGAATCTGCATTCTTAGAAGAAAAAGTCCAAGAATTTCGGCAATTTATCAGCACAAAGGCTCAAATTGTTCCCTATAGAACAACTCCAAGAGCTAACGGTAAGACAACCCCTATCCTTCGATTCAGGGTTTCAACTAACAAGCTAAGACCTGTCTACAACTTGTTATATCCAATCGGAGAGCGTCAACTAACTCAAACGACACTAGATCTTCTTGGGGCACAAGCAGCGGCGTGGGCATGGGCAGAGGGAGCAAAGCTAATGAAGGATGGATCTGCAATGTTGTCTCGCATTGGCTCAGTAAGAGAGGAGGCTTATCTGTTCTCGACTTGGCTTGAAATGTTGAGTGGAGCTTCGTCAGTACTAAGCGACGATTACGTTCGACCACGGCTCCTGTTTGATCCTGTTCAAACAAAGAAGATTCAAGATGTCCTAATAAAATATGCACCCAAAAGTCGTCAACATTTATTTAAGGGGGATCAATGGGATGACCGCTCTATTAGTAGCGCACGTACTGAGTTACACCTTGGGCAAGGGCAGATTGGCTCTAAAAGGCAGGAAGAGGCGTCCTTGGTTAGAAATCTCTAGATGCGAGACTGAAAAGCAATATTTAAATTTTCAGCTAAAAACATTAAAACAGTGTCATGACGGACCTGTCGATATATTTAAAGATAGATTGGCTACTAATGGCTTTTATGACCGAGAAAGATTTCGATTTCACGGAGAAGGATTATGGAGAGCTTATGAAGTCCTTTGTCCACACGACGAACGTAAGATATCCCGCACAGTACTTGATATTACAGGGATCCATGGTTTGGTTGCTTTGTGGATCGACCAAGGACGAATAACAGGTAAAAGAGGTTCTATTCGTGGGAGGTATACAGAAAATGAATATAACGACATTACTGCTTGGTTGAATGACTTAGGAATCCAAGCAGTGATTCACAGTAATCAAGTCTCGATTGCTCGCATCAGTCTTAAGAAAGACAGCGTAAATCAATTAAGAAATTTAATTGGGTCACA